AGTTACTGAAGCATTATCAAACTGCACAAAGAGAATTACAAGTTCAGCATACATGAAAGCAGGAATGGGAGATGGCGGAGGATGCCATCCAAGAGATAATATTGCACTGCGTTACATGGCAGACAAATTAAATCTAGGTTACGATTTATTTGATGCAGTTATGAATGCACGTGAAAAGCAAGCCAAGAACATGGCTGAGAAATTAGTGGAACTAGCAAAAGAACATGATCTCCCCATTCTGCTGAATGGTATAGCATACAAGCCAGGAGTTCCTTATCAGGATGGTAGTTATAGTTTATTAGTAGGACACTATTGCCATGAATTAGGAAGAGGACCAATGACTATTGATCCTGCAATTGATTTAGGTGGCGGAATGGAATTTAGAGCGATTGTTTTACTTGCCCATCCTGAACTTTACGTAAAATTATCTGATGATAGTATTGTGGTTGATCCGTGGAGACAGCATACTTCGGACAAATACAAAGTTATTCATTACGGTAATACTAGAGGATCTTTTTAGTTTTATTCTTAATATCTTCTTTTAGAAGTTGTATGTTTATTTTAAAATCTAAATTTTTGATGGTATCTTTATACTCAGATAGAGTATCTAATAGTTTTTTGGCAAGTTGATCTGAATTTTGTGTTCTTAACTGATCTTTTACATTTATTTCCCAGACACGACCATCTGTGAATTCTATAATCATTTTATCGACGTAAGCGACCGGCATGGTGTCCATGTATAAATCCTTGAACACCTCCGGCCACTCGTCAACTAAATGTTTTGGCGGTCTGAAGTAATGCCTGTGCACCACTTATACTTCTGCTACTGTCTTGGAAGAAGTTTTCTTCTTAGATGGAACTAGATCTTCCGCTTCCTTTCTTAGACGCTGTGCTTCTTTAAACATAGCATCTGCTTGGCTGCGTAAAGATTTAGCAAGATCCTCATCGGATAATGCACCATCTGTCTGCGTAGCAGCAACTGGTTCATCGCTTGGCAAAGATTCTGAAATTTTCTGAGCCTCTACTGTTCCTGCTTGAGGAGCACCACTTACTAGTGTATATAAGTCGTCGACTGACATATTCTTTTGCTCTGCAATTAAACTGTTAAGTTCGGATAGCAAAATCTCGCTAGTTGGTGTTGGAGTCATCATTACACTTGATGTTGGAACTTTTCTAAGTCTTCCTTCACTTTGCACTGCACGCAACATTGATCTACCGTCTGGAAACGTTCTCGAGAACATGATTTCTCCTAGTTCATTAGTTTCCTGTGCTTGATCAGTTTCAATCATTTTCATTAATGAATCATGATTTTCATCTTTCATTGTTGCCGTTGGCAATACTAGTGCTTGATCAGACTCGCCCGGAACTGTTCTAAAAACCACAGCAACTTTATCGCCGGTGTTTGTTAGTTTACCTACGTGTTTAATTTCTCTAGCCATTATTTTTTCCTTGTGCTTGTTGTTCCTGTTGCTGTTTTGTAACATGCTCTAGGAACGTGTTCAATTTGTTATATGTCTTACCGACTGCTTCGAGTTCATTTGCTTTAAATGCGCCTCTTGTAGTAGCAATATCGATAATACTTTTTACAGCATTTAGATCATTAATATTTAGATCAGGAGCCGCTATTTCTGCACCTGGTGTTGGTACTGGTCCGCTTGCTGGAGCAGCCTGTGCTACCTGTTCTGTGTTTGGTGCTTCTGCTTCTGCAGGAGCCTCTGTATTTTTTACTTCTTCCGACATTTAGTTTCTCCTTAAGTGTGGACAAGCCAACATAAAATATGTCAACTCTTTTTGTTCTTCAAACCCAACAAATGTTGCCGTTTGAAATCTTTCATCATTTGTCAAATGAGGATATGTTACTACACAAAATCTACCTGACAATTTAGACCTAATCCAATTTACAATTTTAGTATCTACCCTGTCACCTGTAGCAATTTTGGTTTTGCTAAAGTGTGGAGGCAATGTAGTTAATTGCCTTGAATTTAAAACATCTAAAGGATTAAGTTCTAACATAAAATTATTTATTAACTGCTACTATTACTTTACTGATTCTTGGCTAAGTCTTTTGGATAATGCTTTGTTATATCCTAATTTTTGGACATCACCGCTGAATAGATATAGTTCAAAAGCAGCCCTTTCTTTTAATACAGTTATTGAACGCTTAGTAATATAATATGGTGATTCTATGTAATTGTCAAGCCATAATAACACTTGAGGTGTTATTGCAAAGTCTTTTGGAAAACTTATTTTATATGTTTTGATTTCTGCTTTTTTCTCAATAAACTTAATTGCGTAATCAGTAAGACGTAGTCCGCCATCATCTTTACTTCTTACATTCCACCACCATTTTGGTTTTAAAGATTTAATGATATCGTCACTAATTTCTTGATTTGCTGCTTTTAGGAAAACTTCAGTGTAGTTGTCTTTAACATCCATTCCACTATTCTTTTTCTCCACTAGTAAGTCTGAATACCGAAAAGTCTTTTGTATTAAACAGATTATTAAGTTTTTTGGCTAAATTTCTAGCATGACCCGGATTTGAAAAAGAAACCTTCTTGTATTTAGGACCTGGATAACTTGATACAGCACTGCCGCTTTTAAGATTAAAGGGCTTATCCTGATAAAATACGGCCCAGATGGCTTCGCTTTCGAGAATTTGCTCTACTTTATAGTTCTCTCGATTAGTATGCTCAAGAATTATTTTTGGTTTTGGTCTACTCATATATACGTATTTCCTAGTTAACTACGTATATATTTATCCTTTTTAGAATGATCCACCGTCAAACTTAACATCAACTTCATTGGCAGATTTGTTTATTTCTTTAAGAAGTGTGTGTATTTCTGCTATTGTAGACCCTAAATTTGAAGTTAAAAGTGCTAATTCAGACGTAAGTGTTCTTGCTTCTTCTATAGTAATGCGTATTTCACGTTGCTGTGTTTTTTCGGCAGATGCTATTCTTTGTAATAACTTTTGTACACTTGCAAGTGTTGATGGAATATTATTTGTTGACACGTGACAATACCTGCTTCATTTCTATATCGGTCTTAAAAGGACCCTTATATTCATACCTTTGTAATGTAATAAGTTTAGGACAGAAAGATTTTACCCATCCTTTTTCAAACCTTATTACGTAATAACCTGCACAATAAAGACTTTTTGAATCCTTACTTTTTGTAAAGAGAGGAAGTCTTTTCTGAATATCGTACATAGCGTTATGAGGAGTGGTACTAGTTCCATACCCATGTACTTCTTTTGGATTTGCGTTGTCTGCTTCCTTAATAATTTTAGCAATAAAAAAGTCGTCACCAAATTCATTAGTTACACTTTTTTTATTATGATATACTTTTATACCTTCTTCGTTAGATAATACAAATTGTGAAAATTCGTTTTTTCTTAGTGTACCAACTCTTACACCTTCATTTTCAACAATCCAAAATTTATTATCAATGATCGGTTTTGCTTTTATGTATGTCATACTGTATACCTCGCATTTAGTGGTTCTGCATATGCCTGTGCCTGATCTGAAATTTTCTTTAAATCATACAAGTGACAAAATTTCATTAATCTAACACCTACTTGACTTATATTTTTATCTGCATCAATTGCTTCTTTTATTGTAGTTACAATGATATTTTTAATTTCTTCAGGCTGTGCAGTAAGGTCAATAATTTCTTTGTTGCGTTCATAATCTTCTAATACACGATGTTCTACACCGTTATGATCTACCCAACGTTGTAACATCAAGTTATTCCAATTAAAGCCTTTAGTTTGTCTATCAGCAAACGCTTCAATCAACCCGACTTTATTTTTAGTACCTTTCTTACGAACACCTGGATATGCGCTGAATACATTATCACTTGTATCGCCACGCATACATTTTTCAAATAGCATCCATTCTGGATCTACTGCTTTAGGAAGTTTTGTCTTCTTGTCAATTATCAGTTGACCCTTCTTATCAAAGAAACCTTCTGTAGTTGTAGTTACTTCTTGTACACCATTATACAGTCTACAGTTCTTAGCAATCAATTGCTGAAAATCTGTATCGGTACTGATAATAACATGATCTGCATCTGGATGTTGTTGTACCCAACCTGCAATAAGATCATCTGCTTCTAATCTCGGGTGTTGTAATACAGTACAGTTAGTTTTATCAGTTACAAACTCCTTGAATGTATCAAAGGCTTCCCAGAATACTGTATCTTCTTCTTGTTCTTTTTCTGTGAGTGCATCACGTGCAACTTGTCTATTACGCTTGTATGGCTCATAGTGATCTTTACGCCAACTACGTCCTTCTAGACAGAAAATAACATGTGTTCCGTTAAAGTCTTGCCATGCCTTCTTGATGCTGTTAAGCGTGATATGAAAAGCCATACCTAACTTAATGTCTGCATCGCCATTAATTACGTGTCTCGCACGAAAGAACGTGTTTGCTGTATCAACTATGATATGTGTCATTTTACTCATTTTGCCTTTTTAATAACATCTGGTTCTATGCTACCAGTGTCTAGTGGTCCTCCGTAGTCACCATCGACTACAACGTTTGCACAAAGTTCACGAAACCAACGATCAACAATATCTTCATCTTTGTCGCCATCAACTCCATATCCTTGTTGTTTTAATTGTACTATGAAATGTTCATTCCAGTCAAGTTCAAAAAATCCATTTCGAACATTTTCCTTGTTCACGTGTGTGTTCAATACACCCACCCAAGGTTCTTTCTTCATCGTTGCCTTTTCCTTCTCTGTAAGTCCAGGCTTTGATGTGTCCGGCTCTTTTTTCTTGAATAGTTTCTTTATAAAGTCCATACTCATTCCTTATGTTCCGATCGCATTACCAAACAAGTATACGTGTACCCTTGCGGCCACATTGTATCCTCTTTGGAAAGCCATCTTAGCAACTGCTCCGGCTGTTGCTGTTTGTTCTTCTTCTCTAGCACCGACAGGCATTACCCATACAGGATAATCAACATCTTGTGCCTTAAATTGTGAGATAACATCTTCCATCTCTACCCACTGTTGTTGTTCGGAACCTACAACAAATTTTAGTTGTCCCCTGTCACTTAAACTTCTGTATTCTGCTACTACCTCAGGCTTAATCGCCTTCTTTGCAGTTTCGCCTGCCACACTCCATAGTTTAGGACTTACACTAAAGAACAATTCAACGTCCTTAGTAATTTCATTGTCAACGTGCCAAAAGTCCTTGAACTCTTGTGTAAGTGCTTGTGTTCCATTAGTTTCGAATGTAACACTCGCTGGCATGTTGTTTAATCTTTTAAATTCTGTCATAATACCAATGAACGCTTCCTGCGCATGCTTCATCAGCGGCTCACCGCCTGTAACGCAAAAATGTTGTCTCTGTCCTGTTA